ATAAAAACACAATTGTGGTTGCACCAACAGGTGCTGGTAAAACTATTATGTTGTCTGCTTTGGTTGGGAAAAGATTTAAAAAGGGAAACAAAGTTCTTATTTTGCAACATAGAGATGAGTTAGTAAGACAAAATAGAACAAAGTTTTTAAGAGTAAATCCAAACATCACCACTAGCATTGTTGATGGATCAGATAAAGACTGGTCTGGCAGTACAATATTTAGCATGGTGCAAACACTATCAAGAGAAAACAATCTCAATAACATTAATCATTTTGACTTGGTTGTTGTAGATGAAAGCCATCATGCAGTAGCAGACACATATGTTCGTATCATTGATAAAGTTAGACAAGCAAATGAATCCGTTGAGATTATTGGATTTACTGCAACACCTAATCGTGGAGACAAGAAGGGTTTAAAAAAGGTATTTACTAACTGCTCACACCAAATTGAGATTAGTACATTGATTAGAGAAGGCTTTCTTGTTCCACCTAAAACATACGTTGTCGATGTTGGTGTACAGAAAGATTTAGAGAATGTTCGCAAGACTGTAACTGATTTTGACATGTCAGAAGTCGAAAAGATTATGAACAAAAGAGCTATTAATGAAAAGATAGTTGAAGAATGGCAAGATAAAGCTGGCGAAAGAAAGACAGTAATCTTTTGTAGCACTATTGTTCATGCACAAGATGTGTGTGATGAGTTTAGACGTAAAGATATTAGGACAGAAATTGTTACTGGTGATACACCAAGCGAACAAAGAAAACAAATCTTACATGATTTAGAGCATGGTGATGTTCAAGTTGTGGTCAATGTTGCAGTATTAACCGAGGGATTTGACGCACCACCAATAAGTTGCATTGTTTTAACAAGGCCATGCTCATACAAATCAACTATGGTGCAGATGATTGGTCGTGGTCTTAGAACAGTCAATCAAGAAGAACACCCTGGCATTATTAAGACAGATTGTATTGTTCTAGACTTTGGAACAAGCGTACTTACTCATGGCTCATTAGATGAAGGCGTAGATCTTGATGGAGCACAAGCGAACAAAGCTGGTTCTGCTCCAACTAAAGTATGTCCTGAATGTCAGTCAGAAATACCTTTGTCATCAAGAGAGTGTGCTATTTGTGGACATGAGTTTGGCACACAAGACAAAGAAGTTCTTGATGATTTTGTGATGACTGAAGTTGATTTAATTGACAGATCACCATTTAGATGGCTTGACCTATTTGAAAATAAGAGGTGTGTCATGGCTAGTGGCTTCAATGGATTTGGACTGGTTGCACATTTAAATGACCTATCTGTAGCCCTTGTAAAGCGTAACAAAGGGCGTTTAAGAGTTATTAGTGTTGGAACTAAAGAACAAGCAGTTGCGTCTGCTGATGACTTTCTCAGAGGTATTGAAGATGGTGATGGTTCAAAGAAAGGTAAAAGATGGTTAAATCAAGGCGTGACACCAAAACAAAAGAACGCTTTGGGTATGTTAGGTCAGTATATTAGACCAATGGATTTTAGTTGGAATAAATACAAAGCAGCTTGTTGGTTAAATTATTTGTGGAACAAAAAAGATATTGATGCAAAAATTTTAAATTATTATGAAGGAGATGATAATGCAGCGTAGTGAAGCTTTGAAAAAAGCAGATGATTTAATTAATGGGTCAAGAGCAAGAACATATGGAGATGCTTATGAAACACATGAATCTATAGCTAAAATTTGTAATGTGTTATTTGCACATAAATTAAAATCAGATCTTACTTTTGAAGACATATATAAAGTATTTATAGTTGGTAAACTTGTAAGAGACAGAGGTAACTCTGAAAAAAACATAAAGCACATGGACAATCCTATAGATGTGATTGGATTTGCGGCTTTGTGGGCAGAGGGCAAAAGTGAAACAAATAGAGGAACTAAAGATGGCAAGAATGGAAGTTGAGTACACTCTTCAAGAAGAAAATGATGTGGGTGTTGAAAATTTTAAGTTTGGTAAAATGTTCGTTCAGTTTAGTTTTACAGACTCTATGGACATAACATTTGATAAATTAAACAGAAGTTTAGATCGTATTTGTAATTTAAACAAATATGAAGTTTTAGGTCTTAGCTTTGTAGCTAAGTATGATGAAGTAATTATAGCTGAAGGTTCACTTTATGCGGAAGGAGAAGGTAGATGGATTACCCCAGTATCGGAGACGATTCACTAAGAAACTTAACTAAGTTATTTGCAAGATTTAGTTGGGACAAAAGGCTTTGTGATTTAACAGAAGAAGAAATAAAAGCAACAGTAACAATAATTCAATTCTCAAAGAAGGTAGAGGAAGATGAACAATTTAACAAACAAGAACTCGACGGATTACTTCTTAAATATGTCCACGGAGAAATTGAAAAGCCAAAACAAGATGAAATCCCCTTTTGAAGAAGTTATTGATAATACTATTGTAGAGAAAAACAAAAGAGAACCTAGAAGAAGATATCTGGGTGGATCTATGTTAGGCGACAAATGTGCTAGAAAAATACAATATACATATCAAGGCCAAGATCCTGATGAAGAAAAACAATTTACTGCACAAACTTTAAGAATATTTCAGTTGGGTCATGAGCTAGAGAATAGTATGTCTGGTTGGATAAGAAATGCAGGATTTGATTTAAGAACTATGGATAGTAATGGCGAACAATTTGGTTTTTCTGTAGCTAATGATGAAATAAAAGGTCACATAGATGGTGTGATATGTGCTGGTCCAGTTAATGTTAATTATCCAATGCTTTGGGAATGCAAATCTGCTAACGAAAAGAAGTTTAGAGATTTTAAGTTTAAAGGCATAAAGGCTAATCCAACTTATGAAGTACAAGTGGCTTTGTACCAGGCTTACATGGAATTAACAGAAAATCCATGTTTGTTTACAGTTATAAACAAAAATACATGTGAGATATTTTATCAACTTGTTCCGTTTAACCAAGAGCTTGCACAATATGCAAGTGATAGAGCAGTTGATATATTAAGAGCATCAGAACAAAAAGAGATGTTACCGAGAATTGCACAAAACAAAGACATGTTTGATTGTCGTTTTTGTCAGTTTTCAAAAACTTGTTGGAATGGGGAGTGATGGCGATACGGAAGGTAGCAAGGTATCGCCATCGTAGGAGATGGTAATGAATATTGTTAAATTTGGCAATAACAAACGGAACATGGACTCAAAAGAACTTGTTGAATTAATAAGTGAAAAAGTTCCATCACACGTTCAAATAAATTTACTTAAAGAAACTTATCCACAAGGCGTGATAAGAGGTGATCAATTCACAATTGGCTCTCTTAGTGGTGAAGCAGGTAAATCATTAAAGATTGATATAAATCCTAGATCTCCTTACTTTATGAAAGGGCAAGATTTTAATGGTGCAGATGGGGTAGGCGGCATTGTTAAGATATTGATGGAAGGTAGAAGAATGAAATTGTCAGAAGTAAGAGAATTATTTGCAAATTATATTGATGATAATATTCCAACGCCAGTTGAAACAATAAGCTCTATAATACAACCAGAAGCTAAACAAATTAATATTAACACACCATTTGATAGTGAACATAAGTATTTAAATGCACAAGGTGAGCTACTTTGTCTTGTTCGCAGATACAACGCCAAAGATGATAATGGTAATCCAGTATTGGATGCACATGGTAAGCCAAAGAAAGAATTTAGACAGTTTACTGGTGGCAGTAATTATCCTCGTATGCCAGATGTTCGCCCATTATATAACATTCCAAACATATTAGCGTCAGATAAAATTATTTGGGTAGAGGGCGAAAAGTGTGCAGATGCCTTAAATGAGCTTGGCTATACTGCCACTTGTACTATGGGTGGTGCAGGCATGTTATCAAAGAAATCTGCAAACCTATTTGACTTCTCACCATTGCATGAAAAAGAACTGGTCATATGGCCAGACAATGATACGGCAGGTCGTAAAGTTGCAGAACTTGTTCAAGAGCTTGCTCTTAATGCAGGAGTGAAGTCAGTAACAACATTAACACCACCAAGAGGTAAGCCAGAAAGATGGGATGTTGTAGATGCT